ATATAAAGATGTGCCGGCTGATGTTCTAGTAACAGTGGAAGTTACGTTAGCAGAATCTGTCCAACTATCCCAATTTGTATCTGCTGTAAAAGATCCGGAATAGGGAGAATGTTGAAGTTGAAATCTAATGATTCCTTGGACTCCATTTGCATCAACATCTACTCTATGTTGAAAACTAATCATTAATACATTTTCATATGGAAGCAGTTGGAAATAATGTTGATTAACAACATTGTAGGTCCAGCCATCATCAACATTACCACGTGAAATTTCGTCGTAATTTGATATTATTTGTCTTCCTAAATTTCTACCGTCTAACAGTCCCACCCTTGTATCCAGTAAAGGATATCGTTCAGGTGAACCAGTTAAATCAATCACTTGTCTTATATATAAATTTGATCCGGAGAGAGTGCCATCTGCGTCTAATTGAAATTTAGGTGATAAATCCGGAGAAGCTAAACTTGCCGTGGATAATAATTTAGTCGATTGAATTTCAGTCCCACCTATTTTTCCTCCATCAAAGTATACATTTGAGCCAGTTATTTGACCACTTGATTTTAATATTAAATTACTAGCACTTATTTCTGTACTACTTAATTTGAACCCGCCAATTTCGCCGGCTGATGCAGTCATTTCACCGGTAGTGGAAACTTGAAAATCAGATGATGATATAATATAAGTGCCTGCAGGTTCTAGTTTTAATTTATTACTAGCATCAACTAGATTTGTCGAATTAATTGTCCATCCTCCTATCGAACCAGCTGTTGCTGTCACAGTGCCATCTACTGATAAATCTGACCCGTCCCATTCCAATTTAGGACTACTACTACCACCTAATTGGAATGTACCTTCATCTAAATCAAATTCCGAACCAGCAGCACCGCCAAAGTTTGACGATCGTATTTTACCTGTCGTTACACTATTACCATCTATTACTGTACTTTTTTGGCCTGGAGCAGTTACTTGTATATTATCAATATGAAACGTTTCTGTTTCAGCTAATACCGCTATACCGATTTCAAATAAATCTCCTGGACTTCCGTCATTAGTACTAGTAACATCGCCTATAGACCCAGATAAGTTAGGATATTTAAACGCTCTATATCTTGCACCGCCATCTAAAAGTGGTGTTATTAATAGTCTAAATTGATCGCCTTCCGCGACTCCATTAGATACTAATGAGCCTATAGCAGTAGTACCTTGATAAATAGAAATATCATCTGTAGCAAAATATATATAATGTGCTCCATTACCATATGTATTAGTACTATTTAAAGCCGCATCTTTAAAGCCAATCATCATTCTAGGTTCAGATACTGGATACCATCCGATATCGGTAATTGTTATGTCAGCTACTAATGTATGATCGCCGGTACGATGGAATTGCTGATTACTCCTTAATTGTCCATTCCAACTCCCGGAGTTGGATGATGAAACAAATAAAACTCCGTTTTCTACTCTATGTTTTGTACTTAAGTTTGTTTTCCATTGCGAGCCTGTTAACTGGCTATCCGGTACTAGTTTTGTTACTGGTATTGTAGAGCCAGAAACACCTCCAAAATTATAATTAGCACTATTATCAGTAGGATCTGTTATTTCTAATTTTCCTTTAAAATATCCTTTTGATGTATATAAACCAAATCCAGTAACTCCATCTGTAAATGAAGTATCTGTTATTCCGGATAGATCTCCTAATCTAGCTTTTAAATCAACATCATATATAGCACTACCGGTACGTTCTACTATATCAATATATGGAGTTGCTTGATTATTAGGATTTGCATTAAGTCTAATAAACCCTGTACCTACAGTTCCGGTAGATACAATTACTTGAGACCCACTGTATGATTGAGGTGATCCAGCAATGCCTCCTAATGAAGATGTATTACTTGTTGGTAATGATCCACTATATCCACGCAATACATATATATTACCACTAAAATCATTTTCGCTAGAACCGTCATTTCTAGATGCTGATTGTATTCTTATATACTCAGTGCTAAACCCAGTATTTGTTACTTTTTTTAATGTTAATATTTCATCGACAGCAAATCCTGTAACGTTTACGACGGACATTGTTGAATCGGTAGGCAGATAATTATCTGCTGGATGTAATGCAGAAGATGTTAATGTAGTTGAATTTGCAACATATAATTGACCGCCTACCGCATTAACAGTTTCTTTTTCAAATACCGCAGTAGATAATGTTCCTCTTATTTTAGCATTTTCAACTTCCAAGAATCCATTATTTGCTGCAGATAATTTCCATCCTTTAAGATCAGATGTATAATCGCTAGTTTGTATACTACCTGCAGAATCTATAATAATATTATTACCGGTAATTTTATCTGATGTTAAAGTAAATCCTCCTATTTCGCCGCCGGTAAAAAATACATCTGATCCTGTAATTACGCCGGATGATCTTAAAATTAAATTATTATTTGATGATGATATAGTAGCAGTATCAATACTGAATCCGCCAATATCTCCTGATGTTGCTGATATTTTACCTGCTAAATCTACATTACTAGCAGTTATATCTCCTTGATGTGAAACTTTAAAATTAGAAGATGATATAAATATGTCTTGCGTAGAGTCATTTATTTCAACACCTGTTGTTGATAAACTATGACCATCAATATTAAAGTTTGCTATTTTACCACCGGTAAAAAATACATCTGATCCTGTAATTTCACCTATAGCTTTTAATCTTAATGAGTCATTAGAAGATTTAATTTCTTCTGTATTAACTGTAAATCCAGCAATTGATGCTGATTTAAATGAAGCAAATCCATCAGATGTAATAGACGATGATGCATTAGAATCCGTTGAAGGTGATCCACCTATAGTAGCAGGAGTTCTAATACTGTTTGCAGTTAAATCGCCTTCAATTATAGCATCGGCTCCAATTACCAATAAATCATTTTGTGGGTCTAAATGAAATATAGATGATGATATTTCGATATTACTATTTGCTCCACTAATAAATTGTGACCCAGATGTTCCTATATAGAATCTTTCTGCTTTAATATCTAATTCTCCACTTCCGGAAGTTTTAAATATCAAATGACTTTTATCTTCGTGTCCAACTAATTCTAATCCAACACCTTGGTATGTATCAACTCCTAATTCCAATGCATTTGACCCAGACCATAATAAAAATCCTCCTCCGGCCTTGCCTAAACTCGCACTAGTATATCCTTCATATCCAATAGATCTGAGATATCCAGATGCCATACCTGCCATTTCTATTCCTGCTCCGATAGAACTTCCTATAGTTACAGACCCAGTAATTAAATTACTCGTACCCGCAGTATATGAATTTCCGCCATTAAATACAGCTCCATATGCAACTGTTTCTAAATCTGCTTTATTTGATCTGTAATCATAATATTGAAATTTAAATGTAAGTGGTGTTTGTAAATGTTCCGTTGGTATACGTTTTGATATTCTAACTGTACCTGGGCTAAATCCAGTTTGTTTATCTGCTAATACTCGTATATTTCCAATCAGCCACTCTCCACGACGTACAACAAATATAAAATTTGCTGGACCGGTTCCTTCGGCTCTAAATGTCAATTCTATATTACCGGTTAACGCAGGTATATCTCTGGCTTGTATAGTTCCTATACGTGTTCCTAGACCTTTTCCATCTTCAAATACTCCATTAATAGTATGTTCAAAATTAGGTACGATATTAAGATCTCCGAGTTGTACATTACGTAATAACTGAGGCGTTACATTTACCCCACGTACATATACATCAACACGTGCATTTGTTAAATTTATATCATCAGAAGAATATGAGGCTATATCTGGAGATAGGCCGGCTTGAAATTTAACTATATATGTGGTGTTTGTATAAACCGTTGGCTTATATTCATCTTTAATTGAAAAACATGCCGCAGCATTGACTTTTGAAATATATCGATTAGCAGTATCTATCGGTCCTCCCCAATCTACTTCTAAATTAGCTGCTCCGATTAATGTTTCAAAATCATATGACGACGTAACTGCATTAACATCTCCGATCAAACTACCGGACCAATATTTAGTTATCTCTGCATAATCTTCGAAGAGCCCGAAATTTTCATAAAATGCTCCAATTGCAATATTAGTCTCTAACGACCCAGTGTCAATTAATATGTCCTGGCGTTCTAATATTGTATCACCTAAATCTATAAAATCTCCAAAGAAGCCACTCGGCTTGTATAATGTTTTTATTCTATAAACATCACCCGTATCTGGTTCGGCATCGGCTATTATAATATCTGCAAAACTAGAAGAATTTTGTGTATATACTACTTCCGAGGCTTTTATAAAACTGGCTGTAAAATTAGCGTTAGTATGTGATATGTTAATTGAAGTATTTGTGTTTGCAAAAGGATATTGGTTTCCAATTGGTACATCTCCGGAATTCACAGTTACAGAAAATGGACCGTTTGTATTGTCATTGTTATTTGCAAATCCTGCATATTGGCCAACCATAGCTGTTGTTGAATTTTGTACAGACATTATAGCAAAATTATAAGAACCTGATAATTGTTTTGTTGAAGGATTTTTTCCGGAAGTTTGAGTTGCCTGTGATAATTGACTTGACGGAAGTGCTTTGCCTGATGAGTTTAATAATGTATCTTCCGGAACTATTATATTTGGATTAACTACAGTAAATAGCCCTCCGACCATTGATTGTGATAATTGAAAATTAGTAGTAGTTAATTGTGACTCTCCAATTATAGTACTCAGAGGAGCTGAGCCGGCTGTACTTCCTGCAGAATTTTGTAATGCAGATTGTATAGCACTTATATTAAAAAACTGTACTCCAACATTTGGAGTGTTTGCGGACATTCCACCTTGATTAGACGGCCCAGGTCCTATCGGACCACCTGGTACTGTAGATGGGATCGGGTTAATGTTTACGGTTGCGCCGCTAGCAGACAATTCAGTAAATACATTAAACATTTCAACCGGTTGAAGATATGGCTGTACAACTTCTGAAATAGTTAATTGTGGTTGTGTAGTAAAAATTATTTCAGTATCATTTGCTTGATATGGAGCTATTGGAACTTCACGTGACCACAATATATTAGGAATATTTTTATAATTAGGATCTTCCCATTCATTACTAAACGGAATACGTTCGCCGGTTGATAAAAATTCTAATCTGCCGGCTAGATATACAGTTGCCGTTCCAGGTGATGTATTTGGGTAAATATAAATCGCGATGACGCGCGTGCCATCTTTTTCTACATATTGTAATGGTTCATAGTATACAGCGTTTTCATTGTAGTCTAACACTTCTACGAATACTTCGCTATCATCAACAAACTGTTGATTTTGCATTCGTATTTTAAATAAGTTCTTGCCGGCTGTTAATTTATCAGGAAATTTTACTACGTTGAAAAATCCATCAGAAAAGGGGGATGAATCACGAACTTGTATACTCGGATGATCCTTTAATCCTGTCCAGGTTCCTTTTTTTATTAGTGGCACACAACTCCTTTATAATAAATATTAAGAATAGTTTATTTTAGAATATCCATTGACCTTTTTAATTTCCACTAAACGGTCTACGATGTCTCTCATTGCATCAATATGAGATATACATAAAATAAATCCAAATTGAGATTTTAAATAATCAAATAACAAATACATATTATTTAAATTTTCAGAATCTAATACTCCGAACCCCTCATCTATTGCTAAAAAGTTTGGTCTTGGTAAACTAGTAATATTAATTAATGATGTACGTATTGCCAATGAAGAAATAAATTTTTCCATACCCGATGTTAATTCTAATGGCCAATAATTATCATCATCATAAACGATATATCCATTAATATTTTTTCCATCTGTTTGTAATATCATTGTAAAGTCTACAATCTGTGTCAAAATATTATTTATCTCAGATTCTATTTGAGGCAATGCTTTTGTAATAAGATGATATGGAACTCCATCTCTTTTTATAGATTTTAAATAATATTCATATCCTTTGTATTGTGTTTCTAGGTCAGATAATCGTTGTATTGCATCTAAAGCTTCTTTTTTTGAAGCTTCTCCTAAATTTAATTTATTTATTATTGATTGAATATTATCATCTAATTCCTTTATCTGTTCATTAATATCATCACGTTCTGATATTACATCTCCTATTTCTGTACGTTTTGTTTTATTAAATTCAATATCATTTTTATGTTGTTTGGCTTCTTCTAATTTAGATACAGATGCCTTCATCCATGTGTTATGTAGTTGAGTTTTACTATCGTACGATTTTAATCTTAAAATTTCTTGTTCCAAATGACGTTCTGAATCAGTAATTGACTCTTCTATTTCATTTAATTGAACTAATCGATTATGTGCTTCTGAATATAATATTGTATGATGATGATCTTGTTCTTCTTTTTTTAATTTAAGTAACTGTTTATTTAGTTTAGGTAGATCATCAGATGCCTTTTGGGCTTCATGTAACCATGGATTAGCCATACAATATTCACAATCTGGGTTCCATTTATGATCTCCTAGTTTTGACTCTAATCGTTCTGCTGCCTTTATTTCCGCGTCTAATACTGGAATTTTATTGTTTTGAATATCTTGTATTAATTTTCGAAGATGGTCCATTTCTAATTGTTCAGCTTCAAGTTCAGTTTTATTATATTCAGATTCTTGTTCTTGTAATTCTATTAAAGTATTTTTATAAGATTCTATTAAATTTTGTTTATCTTGTAAAAATTTATCATATTCTTCACGCGATACTTTTAATTTATCGACTTTATCTTGAGCCTCTTGTATTGTCAATACATCGTCTGAAATTGTTATTAACTCAGAAGTTAAATTAACAATAATATCATTTAAATCATTAGACATTTTTTCATGTTCCGATTTTTCATTAATCATACGATCGCGAGGAGCTGTTAAACGATCTATTATTTTTTCTGCTTCTGATAAAGTTGTACTATAATCATTACGTTTATATTCTCGTATTAGTGCTGCTGTATCTCTTATATTATCTGCTGCGATTTGATATTGTTTCTCAAAAACATCGATATCTAAAAACTGAGTTAGTAATTCTTTACGTTCTCTTTGTGATTTATCAATGAACCCAGTATTATTATTTTGTAATGATAATGCAGTTAAAATAAAGTCATCATAAGAACCAATATATTTACGAATAACTTTATTTGTAGTATCTCTTTGATCTCCATTTAATAATACTTGATCTCCATTTTCGTCCAATTTCCAAAAATCTACATTTACTTTAACATGACCATTATTATTTTTCTTTCCGTTCCTCTCTATAAAAAATTGTTTTCCGTCTAATTCAAAATGAAATTTACAATGGAATGTAGATTTTTTATTATTCAGTACATGAGCAGCTTTAACAGTTCTACTACATCTATCAAAACAACAAAACGCTAATGCATCTAACAATGTTGATTTACCAGTTGCATTTGCAGCAAACAATCCATTTATTCCTAAAATGTTTGTAAAATCAATAACATTATTTTCTCCATAACTAAACATATTTGAGAACTCAAATAATTTAGGCACCCAAACTATATTACGTGTTAATTCTGAATCTGGTAATTTGGAATGTACAGTACGATTAATATGTCTTACTACATCTAACATCTTGTCAGATAATCCATGTTTATCAACTAAAAAATCTGAGATGATGTTATTTTGCCATTCTACGTCACGGACGTCTCCAAATGATATTTTTTGTTTTCCATTTGATTCGTTTAATGAATGAATTTTTTGAATTGCAATTTCTTGAACTTTATACTGTTTGCGGATTTCAGATATAACACGTTTTAATTCTGATGCTGTTGTTTCTTTAACTTTTAATCTTAATCTAGGTTTAATTGGAATATTATTAGATGGGTTTGTTATTTTTCCGTTTTCAATTTCAAATGTATAATATCCATACATGTTTGGAATTTTTACAAACTTTCCTTCCATTGTATTTAAATCCCATTCAAATATTCCATGAACTAATGCTTCGCCATGATTTTGTTGTATAAGGGAGCCAGGATATCCAATTGTTTTTGCGTCATCTAAAAATTGTGTTTTATGAATATCGCCTAATAAAACTAGATCGTGTCCGGTAAATAATCCGGTTGTAACATGACTATTACTTAATAAAAATCCAGTATCTGTAGTAGCTGCGTTTACAGCTCCGTGGTGTAATGCTACTTTTATATCTCCCTCAAAATCACCTGCTTTGATATAATCTGCCGGCTTATTAAACACCGACATTACGTTAAAGTGTACATTCGAAATACTATATATATCATTGTCTTTAAGATAGTGTAAGTTTTGATGATTTAAGGCTTTAACAATGGGAGACAAGGCATCCAATCTATTAGAATTATTTAGGTTGCAATCATGGTTTCCGGTGATTAATAATGTAGGAGCTATATCAGCCAATGATTTAAAGAAATCTGATACCATTAATACCAATTCCGGAGACATATCCGTTTTAGCATGGACCACATCTCCAGCAACGTAAATTATACTATTATTAGTTTTTGCCTTTTTAATATAAGAATATAATTTTTTAAATACATAATCATATTCTTTATGTCTATTAACATTTCTTACATGTACATCAGCAATGTGAAATATTTTATCAATATGGGTTAGTCCAATATCTACAACGCGCATAATATCTTTTCTTGCATTAATTCTTCAGATGTCAATTTTAAAGTCGAATCGATTAATTTTTGTATTTTTTCAAACCCTAATTCACTAGGGTCTGATTCTGGTAGATCTACTAGATATACATTTAATCCATTTGACATAAAATAATCTGCTGCCTCTATTGCTTGTTTTTTAGCATCTTTATCTAAACAAATAACAATTTCTTTTACTCCTTTTTCAACGATACGTTTTTTAAGTGTATTTGAAATTGTTTTTCCAAATAATGGAATTACATTTCGTTTTATTGCAATTGCATCGAATGCCCCTTCGACTAATACAATTGGCATATTCCAGTTTATATGTAATTCAAATCCTACAATATCTTTCGAAACCTTCGGGTTTTTATGTTTCCATACATCATCTTCATAATATGCCCTGGATACAAAATAGTTTAAACTGCCATTAGCATCAAAACTTGGGATAACTATTTTTCCGGAGTATGGGCCAGAATCGCAATATCCAATCCTATATTTTAAAATATCATAAATAGTAAGTCCGCGGTTTTGTAAATAAAATACTGCATTTCTATACTCTGGAGCTCCTTTATCAAATTTCCATAATGGTCGGAATGATTCTGGTAGATTTAATACTGGTGTTAGGGTTGTTGTGAAATTTGGTCTATGTTCAACGTCTTCTAATAAACCAATTAATTTTGATATTTTACTACGTTCTACATTTAATTTTCTGAATAGTATTGTTAATTTACGTCCGGCCGCATTACATACCCAGCAGTGCCAATATTGACTTATAACATTAACTTCTAATTTTTTCTTATTGTGATGACAAAATGGGCAGTGAAATGCAATGTTATCATTTGCATTTACTTTACCCTTTCCCAGTACACTTTCGAGTAACGTAATTATAGAAAATTTACTCATATAATTATTATTATAATATTATCATTACATATTTTCTTTACAATCAAACATGTCAATGTTGTATTCATTCATTCATACAAATTTATTATATATTGAATATATTAAAAAAAACTCGTAAGCTCAAATTTTTATCAAGCTTTTTTTTTCTTGTAGCCATTTTGTTGGAATATCCTTTTCTGCCCACTGTATTCCATGTTTATCACAAAAATCGCCATAACTAGTTTTTGAGCCTTTTCTAATCTTCGTCCGGGCTGACTGAAACACAATCCTAATATCTAATTCTGGGTGTTGTTTCTTTATCAATAAATGTTTTTTACGATCTTCAATTACCCACCGGCCTTTTGTTTCAATTAATATCCCATTAGGTAAAGTAAAATCAATCGTATATTTATGATGAGTTTCTGGCTTAATGTAATTAATAACTGTATCTTCATACCTAAATTTAATTTTGGCTTCTGATAATTGTTCTGAGACTTTATGTTCAAATCCGCTTCGATATCCATGTTTGATTGCATTCGCACGTATTTTAGATTTTGACCTCCATGCCATATATAACCTTTAATATAAATATGTTAGTAATCCCAACGAACAACGAAATTCATATCAATATCATCGCGCTTTTGTACAGGTTCTGCTAATTTTCCAATTGCTAATAATTGTGCTCTATCATTGTATAAACCAATTGTAGTAATATATGGATTTGCTGATCCTGAGATAAACATTGTTTTAATGAATTGTCCGGGGCCATTAGTCTGTTCAGCTCCACCTCCAGCTGTATTACAATTATTTTTAATACCAGTGCCTGGTCGGAATACAGATGATGGGTTCATTGAAATATTAAACGTTCCTTTAGGAACTCTCACCATACATTCATTTTCGTATATTGTATATTGTCCTTTATAACTAGCTGTAAATTCTGTTGGTATAGGTGATATACTTTTATCTTCCAATGAAGAAGTAAAAAATATTTCATCATATTTTGGCATAGGTGAAGAAATAACAGCTTGGCCGTTTTTATAAAATATATTTCCTACTACATTTGTTTGATATAAAGAGCCAGAATAAAAATCTTGATTCGCTAAAGATTTAATAGCTTCATCTGATACTATATAATCATACATACGGACTTCTGCAATATCACCATTAAAAGAAGATAATGAAGATGATATTGAATCCGAACCTAATATTAAATCTCCTTTATTACTAGTAATGCCAGATGGGATTGGACCCTGTGTACCTGACTCAGTACCATTTACATATATTTTACACATAGAAGCAGAATTCATTAAAAAGGCATGACACCATCCATCGCGATATCCTGCACTTGCTGATATATGTAATTGATTTGTACCATCACTAGCTTGATAATGTATTGTTCCGCCGATTAAAGATAATTCAATTGGAGTCCTAAATTTATTAAATTCTTCTATCTCTAGTCCAGGAATAGGTCGAGATACTTCTACAGTCCTAATTTTTTGACTTTTATCGTTTAAATCATAATATGACTCTTTAGTTACTTTGCCTTTAGAAACTAAACTTCCGGTATCTGAAGTTGAGTTAGGATTGATCCATAATGAAATTCCCCATTGGTCACATCTCTCAAAATGTTCAAATGTACTATCATGAGGCACCCTAATATGACTATTTAAACTTTCAGTAAATGCTCCGGACATGCCAGATACTTTGTACGCAGCACTTTCTGATAAATATAATGACACTCCTTTGATCATTCTTACATTATGAACATCAGCATCATATTTATGAGATTTACGTAATTTATAATGCATTTTACCGTCACCTAACAAACCATAATGATCATCAAATCTACGAAATTCATTATTAAATGTTAAATACCATTGACAATAACTAGAAGTGGCAAAGGATGAAGATATAATTTTTTGGTCTCTTAAATTTCCATACCCGTCATCATCTAATCGAATATCATAATCATCATAATAATTTTTACTACTAGATCTTGGCTGACTTGTTAACAAGAAAGTGCCAGGCCTGACACGTTCGCCGACATCAAAATAAGGCATGGTAAGAATTGAAGCAGTTTTGAAAAGAAATTTTTGTGTAGTATTTTCGTTAGTTAATTCATGACACTTAGCCGAGTCATAAGGATGTCTATAATATCTATGATCAATCCATTTCCATATACTATGGCAATTTGTTCCATCTGGATTGTTTGGATAATTATATGATGCATCTCCTACATGAGCCGGATAATATTTAAAGCTAGCTTTTTGTACTTGAAACGCACTAGCAGAATAATTTATATTTAATATTCTGTAGTTTTTATATGCTTTAAATGGTCGTTGGTGGACATCGTTTGTACGAACATTTCTAAATACTGTAGGTATAGTTGGCATATCATCTTATATTTAATTTTTAAAAGTCTAATTTTACTTTAACAAGTGCTTCTCTCGTAAACGATTTTAATAATGGTTTACTTAATTTTGCGACTGCTAATAACTCTCTCCTATCATTATATAATCCAACCGTGGTAACAAAAATTTGTGGATCTGTAACAAATGTACTATATGCTAATTGTCCTAACGAACCTGTAACAAATGATGGGTTATTTGAATAATTATAATCACCATTTTTTACTCTTACAAAATAATATGTTGCCTTAACTTGCTCACTTGAACGAGCTTGTAACCCATAATTAACTCCAGAAGGAGGTGTTATTGCAGTAGAGCCTGATAATGATTTTACAACTTTCATTGAATTATCACCTTGTACCCCGGAACCAGAAACTGTTCCAAATGATGCAGACATGTCTAATGTATCTCCATTTAATATTGCAACACCATATGTAGGATACATTAACCCAAAATATTGAGGATTAGTAGAGGTAAAAATTACAGTACCATCATCAATTGTACCGGACACGATATTATATACTAATGCATTTTCTCCAACTTGTCCGCTTGTTACTGATGAATCATCAATTAATTTTAAAACATGGCCTAAGCCATTAACTTTAACATTTGAACCTGTATGTGAATTATTCGCTTGTGTCGACCCTGATAAGTGTGCTAAATTAATTTCTAAATTTCCTGGATCTAATTTTTCTTTAAATCTTGCCCTATTAAAATTTAATACATATATACTATCACTATCAACTCCGTTAAATGTAAATTTTTTATCTAATGGATCTAATAATAATTGAGCATATTGTTTATAAATTGCTCGTGATGGAGTATCATCATTTAAATTCCCAGTTGTATCAGATGATCCAGACCCTCCGTAACTTCCATAAGCAATAGAAAATTGAGGCGTTGAAGTTGCTAATGCAGGATTACCATCATAAATAGTTCGGTAATAAGAATTCTGAGTTGATGTTGCCGTTGATGATGTATGGAAATTTTGCAAACTTCCAGTATTGCCGGAAAACAAACCTTTTGTAACCGTTTCAATATTATTAGGTAATATATCATCAGCGGGATCAAATACCGAATATGTACGTCCGTTACGAGATCTTCTTGCGGCTTCTTCTCGTTGTCGAATGATTTGGTTTGCAATGTTTCTAGCTAAACCTTCGACTTGTGCTCCAGCCTGGCCGCGGCCTCTTGCTGCACGACCAAATCTACCTAAGCCTGCTAATCTACCTTCTGTTGCCATTTATTTTCCTTTTAATTTTTTTACATTGCTGGAGCATTACTAACCGGTGCTCCTGCTACAGTAGCAACTTGAAGCTTATTAACCGTTAATGTTAATGTCGCTCTACCACCTGTTTCATTACCTATAAATAATATAGTAACTGTTGTATCAGCTAATAATTGTTCTTTTGCAACAATTTCAAATTCCATTCCACTTACTGTAACAGTCTGTGCTGCTTCAGAATCACCTATAAACTGAGGAACAGATGCTCCTCCTTGTTGTGGCGCAGATCTTGTTGCAACTATTTCAGCTGCATCAGAATCAGATAATATTGCAGTATAACCAAATCTAGTATTCCCACCTGAGAAATTAACTGTACTAGGTCTGATAACTGTAGATTCGCCTGATTCTAATGATAATGATGTTTGGCCAATTCTTACTACAGGAATTCTAGCAGTTCCTTTAGGCAATGTTACTAATTTATATTTCATCATCTGTGATTCATCAGGCAATGCCTCTGTCACTGGCATGTTTTCAATTGCAGCACCATAATATGCTGTCCCTAATGGATGTTCTGTATTGTATAGATCATAATCTATCTCATCATCTGCTAATGCAAATTGTGTAATTGAAAATTCATTACGACCCCTTGCTAGCAATTCTCTACCTTTTTTAGTTAAGATTGCATCCACCGTAATAGTACTGTTATCTAAATATCCCATGTTTAACTCCGCTTTTTAATAAATATATACATGATTAAATTATCTTATCGATATATTACCAGGAACTCTAATTCTACCAGCAGATGACTGGGCTGGACGTTTAGAATAGAAGATTTGATTCGGATTTGTTTCAAAAACTTCAATTACTGGCAAATTACCTAGAGCCGCAATATTTGTGGCTCCATTAATACTCGGACCAACTAGTTGGGTTCCATTATAATACATATTTTGTTCTTGTGTAAAGAAATCATCTCGGTAACAAGCATCATCTAAACTCCTACTATAAAACATTCCTTTAGATTGACTTGTAGCATGATATGCATTTCTTTTTTGTAAATCATCTGATACATTACTACCTGAATAATGATAGACGACTCTTTTATAAATATCACTAGTTCGACATCCATCCACATATTGCTGTAATGGAGAATGACAGACTTCTACTATTTCTTTTTCTAATCGCACTTCATTTAATAATACCATGGTAGTACCAGCTGGTAAAGGCCCGGACCATGTTAATGTGCCTCGTCGTACTTGTACAGCCACATATACATTTTCATCCCTAGGGACGATGACATTTGGAATTATAAATGAACCAGAAACATTACTAGATGCTGCTACTGCTCTTATTTGTTCCTCATGAGATGCATATGTATTAATAATTCTAGAATCAATATCTGTAGGATCTTCTAATTTTATAAAATTAAATTTAGCGCGTACCGTTGCTGCAGTTGATGCTGTACAAGCCCAATGCATATGTAAATTATATTTTACATCAAAGTTAGAAGTCGTATCATATTTTAATCGAACTTGTTTTGAATAGGCGCCACTAGCAGTAGGAAATCCTGCATTCAAACTAACTCTTAAAACACCTCCATCATCATCATTATCCCATAATGCAGCAGGATCTGTATCAGTATAATTTGAGCCGGCGACAACAGTCCAGTTATTCGAAGTAATAGTAGTTGGCCAATCTGGCTCATCTAAAACAATATTTGGATGTTTATCTTTTGATACCTCTAATAAAGAAGCTGTTGCAATCGGTCTTTCATCAGCCGGATAATTAGCGATTGTACAATATTGCATACTACCAGTACCATGACCTAACATTGTATTACCTGTATATTCATCTAGATAAGTACCAGATACTATTAACACTTGTCTGTCAATTTCACCATTAATATTAATATCTTCATATTTGCCACTTGCAGTAGGCTGGATTTGATTTACTCTAGCATCATATTGAGGATTTGTTATACCTGGTCTTTTTGTTACTAACACTTTTGAACGTTCTAATGAATTCGGTTCAATTAACATTCCAGTTGCTTCATCAACACGTTCTGGTAAATTTTGTTTTATTTGGTTGAATAATGAAAAATCAAATTGACTAAATATTCTTATAAATGCATTTATATCACTACTATTTGTATATTTTTTCCAATAATTTTTTGCAAAAAATTTCAAGTCCGGATAATCCATATCAAATTCATCATCTGGATCGCCTATATAATCATCTAATTCAACTCTTCCTATTTGATTAAATATATCTTTATTAACCTGGTCTGCAAAACTATAAAATAATCCTAATTTATTAGAATCTACCGGAGAATAATCATAACTCGACTGTTCTGCTGTCACTATTGGTGATAAAGCGCGCACTAATGTATTTGATTCTAATCGAACTTTATTTGATCTAAAATTAGTAGCTCCCATTGATATACCATCAATATAATAAACTTCTTCAACCGGAATAAAATTACCTCTTTCTGGATCGTCCGGGGATGAAAATTCATAAGCTGATATATTAGTTGAATTCGCAGCTGCACCAGTAAAATCTTTAATATTTTGATTTGGATGACTCGAAGATATTATAGTTGCATTTGTACTTAAATCAAACCCTATAGTTTCAGAACCTAAAGTGTGTTGTCTTACTAATGTATCATAAGAACTTGTAGGATCTAGGCCACTAACATATGATGTAGGATTTTTTGTATGTATATCAAAAGTGTCTTGAGTTAATACTTCTAACCATTCACGATACTCTTGCATACTTCCAGAAAACAAACCAGGCATAGTAGTATTTAATGAAGATGTTAAATATATATTAACTTTTCGAGCATCACGTGACCCAGTGTTTCCTCCTACATATACTACATTTGTAGAACCAACTGTTGGATTTGACCATGATAAATAATGACTACTATCAGTTGGCGTTAAAGATAAACTCCCTGAATGAGAAATTTTACCTCTAATATAATCTGATGAATGCTGTACACGTATACGATATGTAGTATCTGTATTAGAGCCTGAGTTATATGGAGAATTATCATCTCCAATGTCATATGCTATATTCCAAAATTCTCCATTATATAATGGTATCCAATCAGTTGAAGCAGTCATTGGTAAACTACCACTTCCATTCGCCATTGCTAATGTAACCCTACCATAAGTATCTGATCCAGAATAAGCACCTGTATATTCTAACGCTATTTGTGTTAATGGGTCTCCGGATGAACTTAATTGAGTATACATTATCATTGAAGATCCAGTGTAAGGTCTAAATCTCCATTCTCTAGTCATAACCGGGATAACTCCATTACCTCTTTCAATGCCCCAATCGTTCATACTAGAACTTATATGGGTTGCATTATATTTCAAATACGATCCGGAATTATAACGTATAGCATATGAATATCTATCTTCAATTAATGCCGGCCAAGAATTACTTACTTTAGGTCCACCATATTCTCGTATACTTAATATTGACTGCGGTATGCCATATATATTCATTAAAGCTTTAATAGCATTAGATGTACCACGTGATTTTAATAAATAAGGCAAATTATTAACAGTTCTTCTCCATACTTCTGCAGTTATTTCTT